ATGTGTGGACGTTTTGCACAAGCCCAAACCCGTGAAGAATATCTGGCATATCTGGCCGATGAAGCCGATCGTGACATCGCGTATGACCCGGAACCTATTGGCCGATTCAACGTCGCACCCGGTACCAAAGTCCTGCTACTGAGCGAACGCGACGAGCAGCTGCACCTCGATCCGGTGTTCTGGGGTTACGCGCCGGGGTGGTGGGATAAACCGCCACTGATTAATGCGCGTGTCGAGACGGCTGCCACCAGCAGAATGTTTAAACCGCTATGGCAGCATGGCCGGGCTATATGTTTTGCGGATGGGTGGTTCGAATGGAAGAAGGAAGGCGACAAGAAACAGCCCTACTTCATTCACCGCGCCGACGGCCAACCGATTTTTATGGCAGCGATCGGCAGCATACCGTTTGAGCGTGGCGATAATACAGAAGGTTTTCTCATTGTTACATCGGCAGCGGATAAAGGTCTGGTCGACATTCACGACCGCCGGCCCCTTGTTTTGTCACCAGAAGCGGCCCGGGAGTGGATGCGCCAGGATATAGGCGGGAAAGAAGCAGAAGAGATAATTGCCGACGGTGCAGTACCCGCCGACAAGTTTATCTGGCACGCCGTTACTCGCGCTGTGGGGAATGTGAAGAATCAGGGGCCGGAACTAATCGAGCCGATTTCGTGAGCTGCGTATTCATATCGGTAGCCCATCGTCTATAGCACGGTTGATGAAGAACGTCACCCGGCCCAGCACTTCAATCTGCTCCAGCGCTGCACCTTCTATCGCCTCTCCATCATCAGTTATGAGCGCCCTGCCCATCAGCTTGGCAAATTGTGTGTGGCCATCGCAAAGAATTAACAACACATCTCCAGGTGTCTTCTTCACTACAGGTTCGATAACCGCAAACCCCAAATCAGTTTCGAGCACCCTGCTATCGGCACCCATGTTGCACAATGCTTCGGGAGTGAGCTGGCGCTCAACGTAGTCCGTAGCTGGTGAAGGAAATCCCATCAGTGAATTCTCCCCATGTTGCGCAGGATCCAGTAACGGTTGTCGCTACCGTCGTTCGTCTTGTCAGCGAAGCCTGGCTGGTTGCGCTCTATCCACGAATTTGCATCGGCCCGGGTAAAATGCCAGTTTAATCCCCTTAACTTCTGAATGAAGCTGTCTGTTCTCAGATAGCGGTAACCCTTTGGGTTAAGTTCTATTGCCGCGATAAAGGCGGCATGTATGTCTGCTGTGCGTGGCATCATCACCTCACATAATACTGTGTTTATATACAGTGTATTTTGAAGGTGAAAATGTTCAATACAGTTATTACCTATCAATTATTATGCGTGGATAAGTTATTGATAAAATTACTTTCTGCTAGTATCTCTACAATGTTCATAGGGTGAAATGCTGCAAGCAATGCACTCCTGCCTAACCCATGCTTAATAACCCCTATAACCCTAAAAAACATTGACGCCACTCAGACATAGGGTTATTATAACCCCATCAAGACAACACAGAGAGCCGGAGGATGGATAGCAGGAATGCAATAGCAATGATAGAAGCCGATGGGTGGTATCTGGTGAGAGTGAAAGGCAGTCATCACCAGTACAAACACCCAACGAAAAAGGGGCTGGTAACGGTAAAGCATCCACAGAAAGACATACCGTTACCAACACTGAAAAGCATCAAAAAACAGGCGGGGCTCTAAGCCCCCCTACTGGAGGTTTACATGTTGTACCCTGTTGCTATTGATAAAGGCGATTCATCCTTCGGCGTTCGCGTACCTGATATTCCTGGCTGCTTCTCTGGTGGTGATGATTATCAGGACGCGATTGAAAGCGTACGTGAAGCGATCGAGGCACACATCGAATTACTGGTTGAAGATGGCGAGACCGTTCCCGAAGCTACTACCGTCGAAAACTGGCTATCTGATCCGGAATACGCCGGTGCGGTATGGGCACTGGTAGACGTGGATATAACACGCCTGATGGGAAAAGCGGAAAAAATCAATGTGACGCTTCCCTCATTGCTGATCCGCCGTATCGATCAGTTTGTGGCCGCGCATCCAGAATACGGCAGTCGGTCTGGCTTCCTGTCTCGTGTCGCGGCAGATAAAGTAATTGGACGAGAAAAACGATAAGCCTCGAAAGAGGCTTTTAGCGAACGTGCCCTCTATGTATTCGCGGATCCAGTCAGAAAAAGTGAAAATGAGAATTTCAAAATGAGTAATCAACTATCAAAACGCCATTTACGTGAGTGCTTACAAGCTGAAGTAATGAAAAGCGACAAGAAATTCTCATGGACGCGCGTTTTTCATAAAGCATTAAAGTGCCCTGAGAGACGCTTTAATTTTTGGTGGCGAATTGCTTCTTATCTTTATAGTTCTGATGCCAAATGGAAAAAACAATTGGCCAGAAGAATTAATAGAAAACTTGTCCAAAAGTACAACACTGAGATACAGCTGCCAGCTACAATTGCACCTGGGCTTCATATAACTCACTTCACATCAGTTGTTATAAACGGATGTGTAATTATCGGACGAAATTTCAAAATAAGACATAACTGTACCATTGGCATTGGTGGGGGGGTAAAGAATGAAAACTCCAGCCCAAGGATAACAATAGGTGATAACGTTGATCTGGGAGTTGGGACCTCGATTATCGGTAACAATCTCACTATAGGCAGCAATGTCACGATAGGCGCAATGACTTTTGTTAATAAAGACATTCCGGACAACACTGTTGCCTACAATGAGAAGAAGTTAATATTAAAATTTAAGCATTCCTGATTATCATACTGGCAATACAGGCCACTCGATATCTGGTGCATGCGATGTATCAACCCGCATCAACAGCACCCTATATTGCTGCCATGCCAACAGTAAATCTTCCTCTTCATTTGTTGACATGCCCAACTCAACGGCATCTTTCAATGGTTCAATTACGGCAGTGGCTGAGTTCATGAGCGCTTCTTTCTGAGCATCAGCCTCGGCAAGGAGCTGCTCTTTAGTGGCGGTTGGCGGGTCTACAAGGACAGGCTGATCGTAATCATTTACAGTGATTACCTTACCTTTCTGTTGACCTTCCAACAGATACAGGAACCACTTCTCCGAAATTTCAAGTAAATCATTCGGCCACGTACCTGCTAGTAAATAAGCTTGTTTATCTGATTCATGATAAAAACCAATTTCGCTAGGGCTAAAATAAATCTTCATTTCAATATCCTTTAGCAATTAGCATAAATTTGCCATCGGCGTTATGAGCATATAATGTGCATCCTGTACGTGAATAAGACGGGACATAAATTGCCGAATCATCGCCAGACCCATGCCCTGCCCCATTATATGTAATTACAACCCCTACACATGCATTTGGAAAAGCCGCAGGAAATGTCACGTTAACATTTGTTTTGCTTGGAACGTTTATATTACTCATAACTACTTCCATAACACCTGTTGAAGCATCTTTATGCGTCATGGCATTGGCTGATTTGGTTGCGGTATTTTTGAGGTTGTACCGTGCATCGCTTTCCGCCTTCGTGTAAGCCTGCCCCGCAGGGGTGTAGCTGCCTTTAGGCTGAAAACGCCCGTCACTCTCAGCTTTGGTGTACGCGCCTGTTTTTGGCATGTACCCCGCATCTGATTGTGTTTTGGTGTAATAACGGTTATCAAAATTGGCATAACTTCCCGGATTCACCTGGCCCGGCGCGTTAAAGTTGCCGTTAGTGTCCCATTTGAAATTAATATCCTGCGAGCCACTTCCCTTCATATGCAGGTGCCACGAAAGAACATCTCCGCTAACTAGCGTCCCCATTGAAAATGCCCAGGAGTTCTTACCAGTAACGGTTGCCTGCTGTTTAATAACCGGATGATACTCACTCGGGTTAGTAGTCGAATACGAGTTAAAAAATGGCGCTTTCGATTTGTACTGTTCAGCCCAGGCGTAGGGGCCGGAATAACCTGCCACCATTTCTTTGCCTGCGGTAATTTGTTCGCTTGCAGTGATTGTGTTGTAAACCGATAGCGGCGTTCCTGACTGAAGGGCGCCCGTGGTTAGATTCACATACAGCGGGCGAAGTGAGTTGTAATTACCCAGCGAATCGCCAGAGTTTGTTAACATCAAATAAAGCGTTGTGCCATCATTTCGCCAGAATGCGCCAAAATTACCGTAGGCGATACGCAGGCCATTCGCAGCTCTTGAAACAATTTCACCATGAGCGGAAATTGCCCCCCGGACTTCTGCTGCACCATTAAAATTGAACGATATGGAACCATTTACATTACGTTGCGAATAAAAGTGGTATCCCGTCGCATCTTTAAATTCTAATACTGTCGGTCGGTCAGCATTACCCCAAAGATTAATTATCCCATCAAGGGTGGATGTATTTGAAGAACTGACTTCAAGCTTGCGAGTATTACCTGCACGCACATAACCATTCGCAACCACATTACCCGTAACGGTCCCACCCGTAACAGGCAGCGCTCCAACCTCCGTCGCGGTTGGTTTTTTGGCTGTTGTATAAAACTCACACCATTCTGTCCACGTGTTATCTGCCGGGTTATAAGATCGAAGGAAAACACGACGAGAACTGAAAGTACGATATTCCTGTACGCAGGCCTCCGCTCCATTTGCACTGGTCTGATGAACATCCAGTTCGCCGGCTTCAGTAATGGGGTAATTCCTCGCAGTAGTGGCATTAGCGGTTAATGCCTGATTAAACCGCCCGTACTGCGTACCTCTGACTGTATTTAAATCGACTGTACCAAGCGCAGAACGATATGGAACAGCACCGACTTCAGTCGCGGTGGGCTTCTGAAACTCTGTGTATATTTTTCCCCAGTCACCGAAAACGCCTTGTGGCGTAGAGCCTGCCAGCCCGATTAACGGCGCCTGGCCGCCTTGTTTTGCAATAAGGTGCACCTGAGAGCCTGAGTCATAGCCAAAACTAATCAGGGCAGCATTTCCATATGTCGGCTCCGACTGCACGCCGTAGAAGCCATTCCGCAGAGGTTTTCTGGCATCAGCAGCAGAAAGCAGAATGTCCGAACCATATCCACCTAATCCCATCCAGCCTACAACCGGCACGCGGCCAGCAGTTGCATCTGTTTTTGATGTGACGACGTCTTTAGATGCGGACGTTCCCAGCGCGTCCTTGATCTTCTTGGCGGCTTCTCTGACAGCTTTCGGTGTCGCAGCCAGCGTCTCTGACGAGCTGTCGGTTTCGCTACTGAGCTGCACAAGTCCTTTACGTGAGGTTGTCGCATCATAAACGCCTATGGCTTCGCGAGCCCCTTTTTGTGCAGCCTCCCCTCTCGCCGCTATTTCAGAAAGGTTTTTATCAATGCGCAGGAACAGACCATCTCCGGTCGCTACTTTGAGCTCTACGTTTGCCGCATCAGATACCGCAAGACGGAATTGCAAACTGACGCTGACACCGTTTTCAGGCTTTTCAATGGCAGCACAGTTCGCAACAGAATACAGTTCGCCTGCATCTGTCAGCAGGCCAACTTCCCTGACTACGAATCCACCAACGGCAACCGGAAGTACCAGCTGAGCAAAAAACTGGTTCGCCTGATCCGGAGAAACCTGTAGTGCAGAAATTGCGCTGCGATATACCTCACGCACCAGCTTCGTCTGCGCAGGATCCGGTTTAACGGCCTGCCCGTTCCCGTCCCCCACAACAAAATCTTTGATGATGACGGGCTTCCCGGTTGCAGAGGATTGCGTCTCCAGCTCCTTGCCCCGGTTTGTCAGAATGCTGTAATACTTCTCAGCCATGGTTATTCTCCGGCCTCAATAACAACGTCAATCCAGGCGGTAACAGCACCGCCGGCATAATAAGTTCCCTTCGCACCCAGATCGGCGATCACATCGATAGTGGTCAACAGGCTGCGGAGGTTTTTGGCTTTATCGACCTGGCGCCGTATGCGCTGGTAAAGCGCTTCGTCAACAGCCTGTAAGCTGTAAACCTCCACGCGGAAGGTGTAGGGATCCTTGCGCGGTGTATCCTCCCACCACTCAATCACGGTGGTCGGGAGGCTGACGGCACTCAGCGACCGCCTGACCGCCCCGGCGGTGCCCCGGTGCTGATGGACATAAGCGGCATCCCTGATCACCTGCCTTTTTTCTTCCTCAGTCCAGGCCTCCTCCCATGAATCCACCGCGAATTCCCAGGCCAGCCATGGCAGCAAATGTGCGGGACAGGTATCAGGATTTTTCACCTTACGTACCATGTCAGTATCCAGCGCCGCGATCAGCTCTGTGCTTGCCTGCTCCTGCGCCCGTTCCGGGTGAATAGCTGAAGGTGGAAGCAGAGATCGAAATTTATCCACTCACTCCTCCTTTACGGGTGACGTTTATCGCGCTGCACCACGGGGCCTGTCCTGCTGCCGCTTCCAGATCAGCCGTCGGGCTGAGCAACTTAACTCTGGATACGCCGGGCTGCTGAAGTGCTGAGTAAATCGCGGAAAGCGGTACGATGGCATTAATACGATGGGAAAGCTGTGTGTAGCTCGTCAGCGTACTTATCGCGTTTTCCAGTACCGTCTGTGCATCCGGACCGTCTGGTATTTCGAGTTCAGCCTTAACGGTATAGCTGGCGATACTGGCACTCTTCACACTGACAAAATCGGTGAGCGGCCTGACTTCATCCGCGCTCAGTGTGTTCATGACAGTTTCAATAAGAATGAGTCCTGCCTGACCGTTCCCTGTGCGCGAGAGCACGTACACATCTACCTCGCCGGGCCGGTTATGGGTTTCAGGCCCGTAGGCGTCCGCATCCAGCACATCGTTATCCGCAGATTTGGCATGAAAGCGATAAGCGTTACGCGCGCCGGCCGTATTCAGCTGCGCCCACGAAAGCTGTATACGTTCCCGGAAAGCGTCGTCGTCTTCATAAACAGGGTCGACAGGGGGAACCGCATCCGGATCGCCGGTATTAATCACCAGACGGGAAACGTTAAAGGCCGCGCCCAGCTGGTTGAGATCGGCCCCTCTGGCACTGGCAAGGAAAACTGCGCGTACTGCGTCGTTAACCCGCTGGAACGCCAGAGTGAGCTGGTAGGCGTTGATTTCACCCTGTTTATACGCCGGGTCAGATTCCACCAGCGCATCAAATTCCGGATCCAGTTCGCGCAGGCGCGCCAGCCAGCGGGTAAAAATGTCAGCGGCATCCGGTACCACGATGGCATCCGGCACCGCCAGGGCGGACAGGTTAATTACGTCATAGCTGCTTGCCATAAATCGGTATGCCTCCGGTGCTGACAGGAAGATTGTTCTCTTTGTTAATCCCTTCGATATCCACCACACACCCCGTTTCGTCAGCCGGGAAAGAAACGACAACGCGCGTGACCTTAAGCCGGGGTTCCCAGCGTGCCAGCGCCGAGGCGGTCGCGGCGATGATGCGAAGCCTGGTCAGGTCATCACGAGGGTTATCAACCAGCGAAAACAGGTCACTGCCATAATCACGGATCAGTACACGGCTGCCGACGGGCGTGGAGAGAATATCGCTGACGGACTGGCGCAGATGATCGCTACCGGACAGGTGTTTCCCGGTCCGGCTGTTTACACCGTTCATAGTATTTTCCGTATCTGTTTGTCGGATGGCTGAGAGTTATCCGAAGTAATCCGGGCCAGTCTTATCCTTGCTACCGGATTTTTTTGAGGATTTCGCAGGCTTGCGAATATCAACCACCAGGTTGTATGTGAAACTGAAACCCGCAGGTGTCAGGGAAAACACCAGCGACTCAACCACCCAGGCGCGATCTTCCCGTTCGCCAAAGCCGGACGTGGATACGCCAGACTCTGCCGTAAGAGGAACGTGTCTGGGTCGGCAGGGCCCCGTTACTGTCATTTTTTGTTCATTGCGGCGGGCCTGCGTTTTTTTCGCTTTGGCCTGCTGATCGGCAGTAGCTTTTACAGGCTGGGTATACGGGTTAGCCATTGAGGGACCATCATGATCAACCGTGGTGGTTTTGGTCTTCCCGTCAGCCTCATCGTAATAACGTACGCCGATTTTGCCTGAAGACTTACCACTGCTGGCGGTGGCCTTCCCTGTCGAACTGCCCCGCTCTCCTTCGCTGTAAGACCAGTTTGACACCTCTTCTGGTGTGATAATCAGAGCTGCGGTCTGTTCGCCGGAAGCATTTGCCGTGGCTCCCTGACGCAGAAAAAGCCAGTATCCGCCCGACGGTTTACTGACAGCATTCCATGTTCGGGCCAGGCGCGTCAGCAGATTGGCGTCCGATTCTGCCACCTGGTCAACGTGGTCGATATGAATGTCGGCCAGCTCTGCGGCCACTTTTGGTACCAGTCCGTTTTCTTTCGCTACCGTTTTAACCAAATCCGCCAGTCGCAGGTTATCCCAGCTGCGTGTTTTCTGGCTGATCACATCACCCGGTTGTTTTTGCGCGTTCATTGGCGCAGCGGTGGCATAAATCTCAATACGACGTGGCGGGCCGCTGCTGGCCACGCCGGAAACCACGAACCAGCCCTTATCCACCAGATGATCATTAAAACCCAGCGCCACGCGAAGACGAGCGCCTTTTGTCGGAAGGGGGAGCGTTTCCGAGAGCAGGGTGATTTTCAGCTCATCTGCTTTTGCCGTGGCACCTCCGTAATCAGTCAGCGTCAGCTCTGCCAGGCATTGTTGCAGCGCACGGGTAATATCTTTTCCTTCAGCGCTGACGCTGAAAGCGGGAGCATATTCCGGTTTAACAATCTGATCTGCCATTTTTAATCCCACAGGCTGTAAGCAGAAGCCTGAACCGGCGGAGCCAGATCCGGTAAAGTGATAAACAGATCTGAAGGATAAACGGCCCCACGGTCAGCCAGTCCAGGATTCGCTTCAAGAACCTGCGTCACAATATAAGAAAGGTTCTCTGTGCCGTAATGCGTCGCACAGATCGCATCCAGCACATCACCGTCACGGGTTTGATATGTCATCGGCATAATGTTTCAGCGTCATCGTCCAGTTTTTGTTTCGGTGGCCGCCGCCCGGCAGGAATCGGCTGGTCGTATCTGAGAAGTCGATCACCACCCACCAGCCCAGGACATCTCCTTCACCGCTGACCAGCTGCTGAGGCTGATTCTGGTCTGCCAGGTCGAAGAGATCGTTAACAGCATCCACCCCCTTGCGAAAGAAAGCATGCGATTCCCCTTCAAGCCGGACGGTTCGCCCGGGCTTGCCGGTATACTGCAATAAATCCTGCTTCCCGATCCGCTCCTGTTCGCTCCATCGCCAGCTGGCCTCGCGGGTCAGCTGGTTGTATGCCGTGGTGTCGATCGAAAAGGCAAAATCGCCCAGCATCATCATCACCCGGGCGGCCTGAGCCCCCCGAACAGCGCTGGACTGAAACTGCCCGTAGTCTTCAAAGACAGGAATAATTTCACTCAC